TTACCCAACCATTTACAACAGTTCCGCCATCATTAACACTAGATTTCGAGCTATCATAAGTAAAATAGCCCCCGCCCTTTCCAAGCCCTGCATGATAAGACTTAACATAGACACGCAGCCCGTTTTTAGGGTTTTTAATAGTTGATAGGTCGGCGATTGACTCCAATCCTTTGTTTATAGTTCGCTGTGACAAAGAGCCGTTAACAACAACAAGTGTATCAGCTAAAACACCACCTTCAATCGCTGTATTGTTGATGGCTTCGTTAGTTATATCGGTAGCGACCTGTCTAGCCACATCAGCCGAGCCAATAATAGCCGTATTAATTTGCTCAATAACATCATCATTCCAACTATTGCGCATCATTGCGCCTTTGTAGAACACTTTGCGACCATAACTATCAAGGACTTTTACACTGTAAATCAACTCTTTAGCATGAGGTTCTACCATATCGCCTTTGTCGTAAAGATAACCGCCTTTGGTGTGGACTGGCTGTGCTAGCGGCTTGGTCAGCGCATCATCACTAAATAAATTAATAGGATAAAACTCGGGGTCTTTATCTTGCTCTCCAAAATAAACAACGCCCTTATCAAGCGGGCGACCTGTACTATCGCCCATGTATAAATGCGGGGTAACGCTTAATGGGGTGCGTAATGCCATGTTAATCTCCAAAAAATAGGCAAAAAAATACCCGCGCATGGCGGGATTGTGGGCATTAAAAAACCGCCTCGATGGGCGGTGTTTGTTAGTTTACTGATTATCCTTATAGTCTTTTAGCAACTTAAATTCATAAGGGTATTCTAATTTAAGCTGGCGGTAATAGTAGTCGCTCATAGCTCCGTTCATTTTTTTTGTATCTATTTGATTAGACAAGTCTACTACGCAAACAACTGTCTGAATATTGCTTTCTATAGTGTCAGGTGCTACGTGCCTAAAATCTACCAAACTAGTTTCTTCGGAGTATGAGTCTAGAAACTCTCCTTTAGTACCATAAAAAGCCACTTCAACCGAGTCGCTAACCCTTCTGTTTTGACATTGATACCAGTTCATACTTAGGAATTTCGCAATAGGCTTGCCGTTAGCAATCCCATCGATAGGCATAGGTGTTTTATAGGTGGTTTTCATCCATGCGCCTATCGAGTTAAATCCTTTCAAACGCTGTTTCTTTAAGTCTATCGTATTAACCGAAACAACAACTTCGTCATCATCGAATATTTCTACCCAGCCCGATGCTTTGGCGGCAACAGAAATAACGCATAACGCGAAGATTACTAAAAACCTAAACATCGCTAACCCCTACTGATTCATATGTACGCACTATAACTAAAACAGCAAGTCTTAGCAATTAAAAAGACTGTAGCGACTTGCTATCCTGCTCGGTCACTTTGGTGCCCGCTACACGTTCAGCGGTGTCACGACCCTTTTTTGAGCCTGACGACGATGCGAGTTTAGTAGCAATTTTCATGATATTGTCAAACGCTGCTTTTTGCGTAGGTGGCAACTCGCTGGCTGCCAATAATAGGTTTTTGCCCGCCTTAGTGGTCAACAAGGTCTTGGCAATAAATGCGATACCTGCACCTGTAGCGGCAGTTGTTGGACTAGCGATAGCGGTCGCTGCAATACCAATATCAGTCGCTCGAACACCAGTTGGCGGATTCATTCTAAACGAACCTGCGCGTTCAACGTGACGCATGAGCTTTACAAACCCGTCCATTTCTTTTTTAGCTTCACCAGTGAAGAATTTGCTATACGGTTCTGACAACTGCTCAAACTCTCTAGCAAACTGAGCAGGACTAAAGGATTCGCTTGTTTCATGCCATGCCTTATCCATCGCCTTCTCTGCCATGCGTAAGCGCAATGCATCACGACCTTTTGGATCTAAGCTACCTACTAATATTTGCGCATTATCACCTTTACCAGCCTTTGAGAATTTATCGTATATTTCATCAGGTTTGTTTGTCTTAATGGCTGATTCAATAGACTTGTCTGTATTGGCAATCGCTTTAGCATAGAACTTATCAGCTTTATTATAGGCTTCTTTAACCTTTCCTCCTGATGTGGTGGCGAAGTTATCAAGGTCTTTAGTAACCGCTTGTCTTATACTTCTAAAGACGGTTGAGGCATAGTTATCAGCCTGAACGTTAACTGGGTTGCCGTATTGGTCAGCCAAGTTACCTAGTTTGGATCGCAACTCTCTAATATTCTTAAACGTCTGCGGTCTGTTTGGGTCATCAAGATACTTTAGGCGCTTTTCAACCTCACGCACCACAACTTCGTTAGGCGATATAGATGAGTTTTGCTCGTCAAGGATTTTGGTCAGTGCCGCCCTTGTATTTGATACATCGACAATATCATTACCTGTTTTTTCAACTTCTTTAGCCACGTTGCCATATAGGTTTTTTGCTATCTGCTTTTTACGCCATTTCGTAACCTCTAAGCTCGCTTGGATAACTTTGTCACTATCATCACCTGCGTTGTTGATAACGCCTAGCACCCGCTCAGCGTTAGGGTCACCCGCATTTGCTGCCTTCTCAATCTTGGCGACGGCTTTAAAGTCAGTAGCATTCATTGTGTCTTTTAATTTCTTAACAACCTTTTTAGATGCTTTTTCGGTTGCTTTTGCCTGACCTTCCATAAATTTGCTGTTACCGACTACGGGCAAGCGATTTAGATGGGATTCGGTGTTCTGCAGAACGCCTTTGCCCACTAAATCACCTGGCGATGTGGGTACGTTATACTTTTTACCCAAATTATCGACTTCTTGATACTTAGGCTTAAGTTTGCCGGCTTTGACGTTTGCGGCTTTACCGGCGACCTTTGATAGACCTGCGCCGACCACTTCACCACCTAGTTGTCCTACACCCGCACCCAATGCACCCAAACCCATTTTATATAGGCGCTCTTCGTTGTTGTCCGCTCTACTTAAAGCGGCAACACCTGCACCTCTTACCCCTTGTTCTACTGCTCTTGCAGTCCTTGTTGCTCCACCTGCACCGACCATATAAAGCGGCAATGTGGCAGCTATTTCTGTGCCTCCTTTTACCCAGTCGCCACCAGTGCGATTAGCAGCAAGACGAGACTTATCTGCTCGCGCGTTAAGTTCATCGTTGGCTGCATTGGTTCTTGCTAACGCATTCGTATCAATGTTGGTACCAAAGACTTTATTGATACCCTTGCCGAGACCATCTGCTACCATATCGTTGAGCTGAAACAAGCCCACGGTCGAGTTAGCAAGACCGGCTTGAGCGCTAGCTGCATAAGACTTGGCTTTGTCGAGAACGGTTGCGTTTTTATTGGCTGAGCCTTGCTGCGAGTTGCCTTTCACTTGTGTAATATCTAAGCCGAAAAATCTGGCAGCTTCTTCTCTGGCGTCAGGCGACTCGTTATCTTCATAGCGACTAATCAAGGTGCGCACATTATTTCCTAGACCATCTTTGCGCCTTACAAACTCATCAAAAATCTGCTTGTCAGTCATGCCGGTGGCACGCTTAGCCTTGATTACTCTAACGACTTTCTCTTTTGGTATCTTTGCCATAGTATCACCTGTTAGGTTTGCCACTCTTGCGGTTCAAGCTCTGGCATTGCTGTTTGTTGTGCTGCGTGTAGTTGCTCGGGTGGCATAAATTCAGGCGGTCTAAACGCCGGTACTTTAACCTCCTGCTCTAGCGGCTCACTATTCCATTTGGGCGGTTTAAATCCTGTTGGTTGTATATCGCTAGGAAGATTAATATCACCGCCTGTCTGCCACTCGGGGGGCTTAAACGATGGCGCAACTGGTGCGCCTTTAAGTGCTTCCGGTGATTGCCATGATGGGGCTGCAAAAGTAGGTTTAGCAACTTTTAATTCCGATGCAGGTCTAAAAGACGGTGCTTGAAATGTTGGTTGCTGCTTTTGTGGCGGTGATGTTTTGCCACCTAAAAACCTATTGACCGGCTGCCATGACTTTGTAG